AGCTTCTAGTAGTTTACCTTGGTAAGCTTCTTCACCCCGAGCTTGTTTCTCAGCGTGTAATAATTGTGCTTCAGACATAGCCATTTTTGCTTTTTGTCTGTTAGCATAAATCTTTGATCCAGCTTGCGCTGCTAATTTAATCGCCTGTAACCACATATTAGTAAGCTTTTGAGTTTCTTTTCTTTTCAGCTAGCACTTTTCCTTGACCTTGAACTGGAAGTTCAGGTTTTCCTGTGCCAATGTAGTTAAATGCGCCATCAGCTGTTGTTTTAGATCTAGGATCTACTTCAACTTGCTGGTCTTGCACTGTAACCGGCTTGATTTTATCTAGTTTTTGCATTTTAGCTCCTTAAATTTTTAATCGTCAACTTCAATTGCAGTTATACCTGGATTTCCAGCCTTTGCAAGACTTACTCCAGCTCTTAATTTAGCTAATTTTTCGTTTTGATCTAATTTTTCGTCTGCAATGTCAGCTGCTTGCATTAATTTTGCTCTATCGTTCTCAACTTTTGCCTTATCTGCCTCTTTTTTACGTTCATTTTCCATCGCTCTAAGGTCAACTTCTCTTGCTTTTAGTTTTAGAAGAGGATCAGAGTCAAATTGTGACGTAATTTTTTTCTCTTCCTTCATAAATTCTTCTGTCATCTCTGCAATTAGCACAGATTTTCTAGATTCTATACGTTGTGTAATGACTTGTAGCTCTTGTGCAGCTCTTGGATCTACAGGAGCTGTTTGTTGTAACGCTGCAAGACGCATTAATTCATCTCTAAACTCTAATTGTATTTGTTCTTGAGCCATTAGACTAATGTGCTCTAAAATATTTTTTTGTATTGCACCCATAACAGTAGGATTATTTCTAACAATGTTAGTAGACATGAAATTTAAGTGTGCTGTGATGTGTGCTCTATGATCTTGACCAGGAAAAGCTTGAAAAGGTTTTGCTGTAAGAGAGGAAATATGTTCCATACTTGGATCCATAGGTTGTACTGGAGCAGGTGGTGGTAATAATTGATCTACATTCTTAACACCGATAGCTTCATACATAGATCTATACGCTTGATACATGTTATGCATACCAGGATTAGATGTAGCTAATTGTAATTGAGTTTGTGCTAGTGTTATTCTTTGTGACATAGAAAAGATATTTGGATCTGCTACAGGTAAAATATCTATTCTTTCATCAAAATCCATTTGTTTAATTAATCTTGCACCGCCAACAACATCGTAAGGATATTCTGGTGGTAAGTATGTAGCTATAACTTTTGAAAGTAATTTAAATTCACCTTTCATCGAGTTGTATAATCTTTTGTGAATAGCTGACATAACTTTAGATCCTCTTTCAAGAAGAGCTATCGTTGTACCAACAGCTGCATTGTTGTTGCCTTCACCAGTTTGTAATTCTGATATTGACGCGAATCTCTGACCTGCTTGAACCACGATACCCATTAATTGTAATAGAGTAGCTGATGGTTCTTTGTATGGTAGAGGGAAGAAAGCTTCACGTAGATTGCCACCTGGCGCATCTACATCTTTAAATTCACCAGGTTGAATTGGAGAAGCTTCATCTCTAACACGCACCCCTCTTTGTTTGAAACCCGCAGGTAGGTTTGACAAAGTTCCTGCATCTAATAATTGGCGGAGAGCGACTGTTGCAGTTCTACTCAATCCGCCAATCATATGTATTAATCCAAATCCGTAGAATCCTAGTCCTGGCAGAAATTTAAAGTGGACAAAATATTGGACTCTTTGTTTTTTTGGATCATTGGGCGCATAGTTCCTTCTTATCGAAAGAACCGTTCCGCTACCTTCTTCAACAGTTACGATGTAAGGTAGCTTGATACCAGATGGCTCGCCATCTGGACCAATGTCTTCGAAGCCATCTAAATCTAGATCAACATGACACTCTAACATCGTGTACATTGTTTGTTGTTTTCCAGATTTAACTGTGCCTTCTAATTCTTTTTCTTTTTTTGAAACTTCGTCGTTTGTTGTAATACCTGGTGGGTTTAATTCTACATCTTTGTAGAAACCAGCAACTTGTTGTTTTCTTAAATCGTTTTCAGAAATTTTAATTACGTGAATAATAGACTCTGCATCGTCTAAACTATTTGCTGTGTACGGCACAACTAAATCATCTGCCGGTACAAATTTAGATACAGCTCTACCTAATAAATCATCGTAGTAAATTTTTTTAAATGTAGAACCTGCAAGAGGTAAATGAAATAACATAGAATCAAACTCTGGCTCATACTCTTTCATCTGATCCATGATTTGATAATTCATAAAATCTTTGACTCTCTCTGCTTGCTGTTGTTTAGCAGGAGTATTGATTCCTAAGATCTGTGTTCTCACCGGACCGTCTGCTGGTAATAGCTCTTTGTATGCTGTGGCTTGAAACTGTGTAACAGCTTCTGCCAACACAGGGTGCGTGGCACCTGAAGCTCCTTGAAACGGTTCTGTTCTATTCTCATATTTGAAACCGAGTAAGTCAAGCCCATCTGTGTAAGATTTTTCCCATTCTTTTCTGGACATCTTATAGTCCATGTAATTCTGTTTCATTTCAGAACCCAGTGGTTCTAAAACATCATCAGGTAAAATATCTGCTAAGTTATCAAAATGTTTTTCTGTGCCAGGTATGTTGATTGCACCTGGTTCAAAATCTATAGTCGCACCTCCATCCTCTTCTGGAATAACTTCTACGGGTGCTTTTTCTTTGATCTCTTCCTTAATCTCGACCTCTTCGCCCGGAACTTTAATCTCGGTACGAGTATTAGGAAGTCCTTTATCCATGTCTGCCATTTAAACTCCTATGATTTCTTAACATATTTTATTGCAGAAAACAAACCCTTCGGTCCGTCTGGTGTGGGTCCTGATTCTGGCGCTACACCTGATTCTACGCCACCTTCTTTTGCTATACCGCCTCCGGCTTTGTCTATACGTTTAGGTTCTAATGGATTGCCTCCAATAAAACTTAAGTCTAATTGAACATTGTTTGGGTTGTATGGGTCAGCCATTTCGAACCCTGTTACTTCACCTTTAATGCCTCTCTCTTTTTCTTTCGCAGCTCTAAATTTTTCTATCTGACCTAGACCTGCCGCATAATTAGTTACCCCTTGATTGTATAATTCTTTATCAAAATTTCCCTTATCGGTTACAAAAAGATTATATGCCTTGTTATACCTATCAATAGTTGAATTATATAAATTTAAAAACTGTTGTCTTTTTTCACCACGAGGATCGTTCTCATCATTATAACTTTTATATTTTTTTTCTATTTCTGGAATAACGCTTCCTAGTTCTTCTATTGTTTGAGTTGCATAACCTAGTTCACCAGTTGCTTTTTTAATTTCTTCTTGTTCGGTTTCTCCAAATAAACCAAGTGTTGCATTACCAAGTATTCTGTCTCCAGTTAATCCTGAAGCATAATCATCAAGGGCAAAAGGCGCAGCAAAAGCTACTTCACCGGCTAAACCGTATCCGGTGAACTTTCCAGCTTTAATTAAATTTCTAGCTATTCTTTTACCGGCAGGTGTTTTAATTAAATTACGAATAACATCTGAAACATTTTTAACATCATCAGGTAGTTTTCTAAAATCTAAAAGAGCAGGATTAAATCTGTTCATACCTATAACTGGGCCGTCTGCTTGACCAATAATTTTTGTTCCTCTTTCAACAATGTTTGACGTTCCAGTTTTTGAATCATATATTATATTTTGAAAACCTAAATTTTGTCCTCCTTCTTTGACTGATAAATTAAACTCATCTAAAAAATCTTTAATTGCTGGAATGGCTTTTCCATCAGGATTATTTTTAACGTATGTTTTTATGTTGTTCATATAAGAACCTATTTTACCAGGAGCCACTTGAAGATTATTTGGATATACTATATTTTGTTGCGCGGTAGCCACTTCCTTAATATGCTCAGGTTGAAAAAATACACCTTTATCAGCTAATCTTCTAATTTTAAATACTTGGTCTTCGTCACTTAAATTTTTATATTTATCAAAAGTAATTATGCCTTTATTTAAATTTTCAACACTTGCATCTACATTTAACGCTCTCATCAAACTTTTATTATTTAATATTTGTTCATTAGTCATAGAAGAAATTTTTTCATTTAAATCTAAAATTTTAGATTCTAACTGTAAGTACTGTGCTTTTGTTTTAGGGCCTGCTTTATTTAAAGCATCTTGAATTCTTTTTTTTCTAACATATTTAGTTTTAGCTTTACTTCTGTATTTTGATTCTGGGTCAAATTCTGTTTTAAAACTAGATCTATCTACTCCAAAATCTCGTTGTAAAACTCCAAATATTCTTTTTTGTCTTGTTTTTAATGGCACTGACGTGTCGGGAAAATATTTTCTTGCTAATTCTGTTAAATTTGTTTTTCCTGTTTCAACTTGTTTTAAATAATCTTTGTAAATATTTTTTTTAACGTCCTCAGGCACTCTATATACATCAGATTTAAACCCAGCTCTTTGAGCAAATTTATCTATACTTTTTCTGTTCCATTTTCCACCACCCACAGGTTTAAATTTTGTTTTTGTATTTAAATATTTAGCAAACTCTTCGTTATTTAAATTTTTATTTATTTCTCTAAGTTCTAAAAATTTTTGATTAGATAGTTTTGAAGCCGTTAAATCAGCAAACTGAGTATCTCTAATTGTTTGTAATTCTTTAAGATTATCTAAATTTGCAGGTAATCTTTTTTGATAAATAACTTTTCTTTTTCCTTCTTTCTGTTGGCGAATTTCAAGTTGATATACTTTTTTACCATCTACAGTTGTTTCATAAATATACCTACCTAAATCATCATCTTGAGAATAGCTCCCTGGTTCATCAACCAAGCCACGTTTTGGTGTTTCTACAGATCCGCCTTCTGCAAACTCATCTTCGGTTTTTATTTCTGGATATACCTCTGGTGCTTCGTAGAGATCTCTAGTTTTCATGTAATCTCTAATTGTCTTGCTTACATTTTGTCTATTCATTTTCATAGCAGCTTGCACTACATTTCCTTTTGGAGTAGCCGCCATTTTTTTCGTAGGATCTTGTTTTTCTTCTGGGTCTGCCAATGTTCCTTTAGTACCTCTTTCAAAATTTGGAACAGCAGCTAACGCAGGATTATCTTTTGTAATACTTGCGATTGCTTTTTTAACTGGTTGAATAGGTTCTACTGATCTTTGTATGTTTGCTGCATCGACCAACGGGTTATCAAACTGTAATCCTTCTGCCGTAAGTTTAATTTGTCTTTCAGGTGCAAGTTCTTGGTTTAGTTCATCTATCTGATCTTTGATTTGTTTTGCTTGTGCAACGATTGAAGGAATCTCTGCTTCGTCTGCATCTTGAATAGATGCAACAAGTTGCATGAATCTTTGTTTAAGTTGTGAAGGATTAACTCCTCCACCTATTGCAAAACCTAATTCTCTTTCAATAAGTTCTCTAGACTCTTCGCCAAGATACTGTTTTAATTTTTCGTAGTTTATCTTTTTTCTTTTCTTAACTTCTTCTGCTGGTTTTCTTTTTGGTAGAACAGTTCTATTGGACACCGCACCACCGCCATTGAACCCTGGACGAGTTAAATACGCCATCATCTCATTGTAATGTTTTACTTTCATTTTTTCTTAGTTTCTCCTAATAAACCTGCTAATCCACCTTCTGATAATTCATCTTCAACTCCTAAATCATCATAAGCATCTAAATTAACTTTTGATTTACTAGATTTTTGTTTACCAACACCGGCAAACTCATCAAGATTTTCTGTGCCTGTTTCTATACCTTCTTCAAAGTCTTTAACATAGTTTCCGTCTGTATCTCCTCTGTATTTAACTTCACCTTCATAAAACTCATTAGGCCCTCTTTGACCTCTCATAGGACTTGTAGGTTCATCGACAATCGCTCCCTTTCTAAACTCGTATCCACCTTTCATACCTTGGTCAGTTTCAAATTCTAATCTGATAACGTCACCATCTCCTTCAATCTGAAGTTCTAAGTCAGGTTTGTCAGGGTGTTTGTATGTTTTTACGTTACCTGTTTTTTTAACAAACTCACTGTCTACAACTTGTCCTTCTCTAATTATTTTTTCTACAAGTTTTGGAAAGTGCGCTGGCATATCTGATGTTGGTGTAACTATAGGCGCTGTCTTCTTTGCAACCTTTGCTGTTTTAAATAACTTACCTGCTACAGGGAATGAAGCTAGTGCTGCCATAATTTTTAAAAATGTTCTTCTAGACATACCGCCATCAGCAAAACCTATTCTGCCGCCGTCGGCTCTTTTTTCACCGAAGAGTGTTTGAGTATATTTTTCTATCGCTTTGTCTTTTAAATCCGGATATTTTTTATAGAAAGGATTTTTATCAAGATCTGCTATGAACTCTTTTAAAAATTCTTCTTTTTGTTGTTCGTTGCCTTCTTCTAAAATATCTTTCATTCTTCTGTTTGTAAAAATACCACCGGCTGTGATTGCACCTAACTCAGGAGCTAATTTTCCTGGCTCCGTTTGTGCTCTTCGTTTCACACTTGCTAAATAATCTTTGTATCTTTGATAAGGACTTTTTTCAGATAGAGCTTTTAAAAATTTAAAAATCTGTCCGCCAGCTGATTTAGGTTGTCTTGGTTCACCTAACATGTAAGCTAGACCACCTCCTGCCATATCTGGAATATCATCTGGTAAATCTTTTAACTTGTCACCAAGATCTTTTTCTTTTTTCTTCTTCAGTCTTGCAACAGCTTCTTTGTTCTCTCTTTTCATTCTAGCTATTTTTTCTGCATCTGATTCTATTCTATCTCCAAAATCTAAAAACAATTGTTTTTGATCTTCCATTGCTTGTAGCTTAGGATCAACTTTTGGTTTTGTTTTTGTAGTCTTAGGTGCTTTACCTATGTTTGTATCTTGTGATTTACCACTCTTCATTAAGAAATCCATAATCTCTTCTGGTGATCTCATTTTTGTTTGACCTTCTATCGTAGACATAACACCACCTGACTTTGGTTTTCTATTTAACATTCTAAGTTGAGTTAAATATGAATATGCTTCGTCGTATATTTTTGAATACGCTTCTGGATTCATGTCCGTAGCATCTTGACCTTCGTCGATGAGTCCTCTCATTCTAGCTATCTCTTCACCTAAAACATCTGCATTAAATTTTGTATCTCCCTCAGCATAACCTGATCCACCAGATATATTTTCATGCGCTCGCATAACATCTGCTCTTGTGTTTTTAGGTTGTTTTATTCTAGGGTCTGGTGTCAGTTCATCGAACTTAACAACTTTGTTTCTTTGTTCTTGAATTTCTGCAGCACCTCTTTTTAAACCTATGTCATCAATACCTTCAGGAAAAACTCCCATCTCCTGTTTGTATTTCTGTCTAGCAAAATTATAAATCTCGTTTGCACTCTTCAAAGAGCTTGGAACTGCATCTAAAAACCTTTTAATAAATTGTATCGCCATTAATAATACGTCCTAGGTTTAGGGTCTTTTTTCTCGTCGAGATAATCTTCAGGGTGTTGAATCAAACCACCTTGTCTGAATCTCATGATGGCTTGTGTTGTAGAGTCCACAAGGTCGTCGTGATCACCGTTTGGAAATGCAGCGCATTCCTCGATCACCTCCTCTGCAAATTTCTGATCTGGCGCCCATATCATTCCAGACTCAAAAAGAGGCGCTACGGCATTCACTCTAGCATGTTTATCGTTACCTTTGCTAGGAGTGAAATTAATCACCGGTATATTCATCTGTCTTAACTCATATGTGAGCGGAAGTCCAGATGCTTTTGCCTCGACGATAACAGACTCAGGTTTCCAATAATCGTATTGCTGTAAAGCCAGACGCCTTAGTTCTGGAAACTCGTACCTGCCCTTGATCGCATCTAACAATATCAAATTCGCTGGACTATCTTCGTCCGGAAAAAATACGCCCCAGGTTGTGATGGCTGAATAGTCCGCAGTTTCTTTTTTCAAGAACGCAGTATCGTAAGACTGTATAACATGTTGTAAAGGCGGAATCTCTTCTCTGGTATACGTTTGCCACCATTCACGTTTTAAGATCGCACCTTCCTCTGATGTAGGTTGTTGCATCCACTGTGCATTCCATTTACCTACGGGCAACGAAGCTTTGACCTTTTCTAATTCATCTAACTTCCAATACTCTGGCCACACTGGTCCGTGGTCCATGATTGCCGGAAACTCGACCACGTGCCACTGATCAGACTTCGCTTCTTTCTGATTGGCAACTAACTTAGCTGTTAGATCTTTGGTTGACCATCTTGTCATCACAAGAACAATCTTACCGCCTGGTTGCAAACGTTGACGTGGTCCTGAAGTATACCACTCGTAAGCTGACTCTAGTGCCGTAGGTGACAATGCATCTTGTTCAGAATGTGGGTCGTCAATGATCAATAGGTCCGCGCCCCGTCCTGTAATAGCTCCACCTACACCAGCAGCAAAGTATTCTCCGCCTTGTGCCGTTTCCCATCGGCCCGCAGCTTTTGAGTCTTCTTGTAATGTTGTTTGAAAAATTTTTTTATAATCTTCTGAGTCGATAAGATGTTTTGCTTTACGACCAAACCGCACGGCTAGTTCTCCTGTGTGCGTTGCTTGAATAATCTTGAGTTTCGGTTCACGGCCCACCATCCACGCTGGCAAAAGAAAAGATGCAAATTCTGATTTGGTATGCCTTGGTGGCATGTTCACTATCAAACGATTTATTTCGCCCGTAGCTAATTTATTAAATTTATCTGCGATGTG